CTTGTCGGTGGTCGGCAACTTATCTATGGGAGTGGCAAGGAACCGACACCCCCAGCCTTTGCAGGTAGGGGTGAGGGAACAATGGTTTGGAGTTTTCCACTGACATGAGCATTCGGTAATTATTTGATTCATATTTGCTATAATCGAATTGACATCAATCTTTGTGCTCATACATGTCTATTGTCTTGAAGAAATCATCCTCGTAATTATAGATGTCATCTAGGGTTTCAATAACATGTTTCACATCTTTCTTGTTTTCATCAATAGTGGCTACATACTTAGTGGCTGTATTGAAATACATACGACAAATAGGTTTGCGATTGTTGTCATCAAGCAGAATACTGAAATAAGTCTGTGCATCACGATATACTATGCGGGATATATCTACTTTCTTTCTACAGATAGCTTTTACAATTCTGTATGCATCTAACTCTTCTTCTGTAGTGACAATCTTGGATTCTGTATTTACTTCTTCTGTAGTCTCTTCTGATGTGTTTCCACTGTTTTTTGTTTGGCTTTCCTCTATTTTGGAATCACTAACTGTCAAAGCTCCTTTCAAACGGTCATTAATAATATCGTTGATATGTGAAGAGATAGCGCGTTTGACTAAAGGTGTGAATTGGTCTATTATATTTTGAAGCATTCTACCTTCATAAACTTTGGTAGCAAACATTTTCACAAAATCAGTGCTAGGCGAGGAGAATTCTTCTTGGATAATAGCCTTTAATTCTCCCATGTACTTTAATTCGCTGGCTGAGTTCAGAATATTGTCCACATCAAAGTATGATTTATGGAATTTTTTCAGTTCCTCGATTTGATTATCCCTTAAATCCGTAATATCCACTTCCAAAAAAGGCTTATCATCCATTATATTGGGTTCTTTCAAATCTGTATAGAAGCGGTAGATAATTCCATTGGTCAAAAGTCCGAACTTAGCTTTTGATACGTTGAAATAGCGTAGTAGTTGGTTATCATGTAGGTTTAAATCTTGCTTCCAATGCTTACATTCAATCAGCAATATAGGCTGGTCGTCCTTCATGATGGCATAATCAATCTTTTCTCCTTTCTTGGTCCCAATATCGCAGGTCATTTCTGGCAATACTTCCAAAGGATTGAACACATCATATCCCAGAGCATTAATAAAGGGCATGATGAAAGCATTTTTAGTAGCTTCTTCTGTCTGAATGTTATCTTTCAGCTTTTCAATTCTATCAGCAAGCTGTTTAATAGTGTCTTTAAAATCCATAGTATTTTACTTTTTAGATTGATATTATAGTCTCATATTGCGTTCAACAACCTTAATCACGTTGTATATCTCCACTACATCATCAAGGTTAACGGTGTAGTCATTGAATAACTCATTGAGCGAGTGGCAGGTGATATTACCTTTATCATCTTGGGCCGTGATTTGCTTGATGGATATGCCGTTTGTACGGTGTACAATAACGAAGTACCAGTCGTTAATATGAAGTTTGGGAAGCCAAAGGTCACGTCTTACTTCCCTTGCTAAAACCTTGTCACCATCGCAGATGGCAAGCCTGCTGTTGTCATCCATACTGTCACCTTCTGCTTCAAATATGCGGTATTTTCCGTGATAGGTCTTATCTACGATTACCGGCATTGTGGGCAAGGTGTCTATATATTCGGTATCTCCATATCCGGCGAGATAACCACATTGTGCTTTGATGTGTATAACGGGCACGTTCATGTAGCTTAAATCGTCAACTGGGCGGGCGTTGGAGTGGTACGTCTGTGATGGAGCATCGGTAAGCATATTTCCTTCACCAGTTAGTAGCCATTCTAAATTGTATGCAGGGAATGCACTAACTATCTTTTCACATGTTGCACGTGAAGGTGTACGATGCTCGTTAATAATGCGAGTGATAGTTACATTATTAGATATACCAATAGCTTTACTGAATGAATTCTTATTCAAGCCTTCTTTTTCAATAATAAATTCAACTCTTTTCCAAGCTTCCATATTTGAATATACTAACAGTTAGTTAAATGTTGTAAATAAACTAACTTTTAGATAGTAAAAGTTTGTATTTGTACTAACTGTTAGTATCTTTGCAACATCAACGTCAACAACGACTACAAAATAATGAAAAATAGTTGAGTTGGCAAAATTAAAGTAATACCTAAAAAGGAGTAGTTCTTTGATTTATTGATGTTGCAAATTTAAAAAGGGGTAGTATTTCTACCACCCTTTCAGTTCTTAACCTCTATGGGTTCGTTCTGACGGCTGTCTATTTGAAAGGATGCAATAATTACAGACTTGCAAGCCACTTCTTGCCTGATTTGGTGAATGTCCATAGGTAAATACCGCCTACTATTGCTACTCCTACTGCGAAAACGAATATTAATACTTCCATACTATTTTAATATTTTGTTTGCCAGCAATGCCGACAATACGGTTAATACTATTCCAAACATAGCAACGAGCCACATTGTTGCGTTTTGGGTGTCAGAGAACAAAGGTAGTGTAATTCCTATGACCAACCCAGCGAAAGAAAGTTTGGATAAGTCGAAGAAATATCCTGCGAGTTTGTCTCGTCTAGTCTTATCTTTTTCTTTCCGTTCTTGCTTTACTGCTTGTTGTTCGCTCCAGTTCCCCATAGTTATTTCTTTGAAAGGTTCTCGATGGTACGTTGCTGGCTCTCTATGACGGAGAACAGGCGTTCGTTGGTGATGGGGGTTGGTACTTCTGATTGTCTTGGTAATGAAATTCCAATCAATTCTGATAGGTCTATATTCGTTGCCTTAGATATAATCATCACCTCTTCTACGCTACGCTTCATTAAGTCGTCATATCGTGGCATATTGTTGGGGTGAATACCTAAGGCATCGGATACAACTTTATAGGCTATTCCCTTTTCTTTCAGCAATTCTCTTAAGGTCATACAATCATATTATATTTTATTAACTAATAAATATATCATAATTGATTGTTATAATCAAAAATGATAGTATATTTGCAACGTCAACAACGACAACAGCAGCAAAGATGCGAAGTTTGAGTGAGATAACCAAAAAAACAACATACCTAAAAAGGAGTAAGACAATGAAAAAGTACGATTTACACAAGATTATGAAAGCGGCTCACGAGATATACAGAAAGTATTTCAAGCTATACCAGCTTACTCACGGTGTACAGACTTTCGGTGATTGCTTGAAACTCGCTTGGGCTAACGAAAAGAAACGTGTTTCTGATGAAGAAGCAAGAAAGGCTGAGAAAGAAGTAATGAAAGCAGCTTTGGTACGACCGGAAAGAAGAAGTTCTTATGATTACTGCAACGCTCCAGCTTCAGCTTACTACAATCAGAACAGCAAAGGAGCCTTCGGTTCCCGTTACGTAGGCGATTAAGATAATTATTCGCAGAAAAGGCAGCTACATATACCATGCAGAACAGCTGTACGCTTAACATGAATACTTGCGCAAGTGGCGTGCAAAGCCTTGCATGGGCGAATTGAAAGATTCTCCGTCCGGTCATTGAGCCTACCCTTTGATGGGAGACGGAGAACGAGATGGAGTGATTGCCCTAAGTAATCCGTTCCAGAAAGCGATACTGGCGCTTACCCTCAATCCCAGCATAGAGGACGCGAGAGATACCCGGAGTAGCAAGAATTTGCGACGATGTCTGAATGGAAGTTCAGAACGAGCGAAAGATTTGCAACGGTGCGAAATAAGAAGCCGACATGCCCCGAACGGTCATGCAGCGAAGTACAGTAGCTGATAACTCCGGTGGGAAGAGCAGAGAGAGCTTATCGGGGCACGAATATTAATCGAAAATAGAGAGAATATGAATGAAATAATAGATTACATTAAGGATTCACCAATCGAGTATGCGATTGATGCCTTGTCTGTAAATTATGTGATACAGACTATTGTTCAAATGGTACTGTTCCCCTTTGTGCTATACTTTTGTTGGAGGGTTTTTAAAAAGATACTTCGTAACATGAAATAATTAACAGAAACTCCTTACAATAGTATATGTAACCAATACGATGATAAACAGCAGGAATGAAACATACGAACATCCTTCACAGAATACGAAGATTTTTCTTTTTGGTATGCTTTCATATACGTAAGCTTGACCGTGCGGTAATTCCCCGTTATGATATTTTCTTAGGTATTCCCGATAGGTGCGCACAGCTTGATTGCTCAACACTCTATTCTCGTATAAAGATATTCCAGAGAAAAGGATACAGAGTGCATTTACGCATATTGCAGTCACAAGGAGAAGCTTGTTGCAAAGACTGTCCTCTGAAGGACTGCTTAAAGAAATGATTACTGCAAAGGTGGTTGAAGCTACCATTAAAAGTGTTGTTTGTATTTTGAATACCCATTCTGTTCGTTCATCCAGAGAACGCATGTAGAGTCTGATTAGATTTCTTTCACTACTCATGCTTACTTAATTTTAAATGTGGCAATGCAAAGTTAAGTAAATCTCCCGAATAAAGCGTGATGCCGCCAATCGGATTGGCTCGGGAGAGCTCAAATACTAATCATTAAAATTTTATAGCGATGAAAAAGCGAATAATCACAGAAAACTACACTCCGGCTTTGAGAGATATGGAGGTAGGGGAAGTTCTAACTTTTCCGGTTAAGGCGTATAATTCCATAAAGGGGACAATTATCCCCCGATTGAGATTGGAGTTCTGCGTTGAGGATGCTGACTGGAAAGTAGGGGAGGTTGACAAGAGGAAAGGTATTTTTGATGTGGAAAGGGTCGCATGATGATTTCCCTTTCTCCTACGGAACTGCTTGTCGCGAATGAGTACTGCAAGGGGCTTGCCGACAAGGAGGTGGCGGGCAATCTGAATAAATCGGTTTGGACTGTCAAGACCCAGAAAAGAACGATATACCGGAAGTTGGGTATTTCCAAAGATACGGAACTGCTTCTGTATATGATTTGCGATAGGCTTAAGCGTGATTTTGATTTGAAGGAATTACGCAGACACGGGCTTGAATTCCTATTCTCCATTCTATTCTTATTGATGCAGGTCACTTGCAATGATATTGATTTACGGAGAATGAGAATACCATCACGGGTACGGACAGCTATGCGATATATAAGGACTGGCCGAAAGAATAATAACGACTTTATTTTTTAACGGTATGATATACGAAGTGAATGGTGATTTACGCAGTTCCATGTTGATTGACGGGACAGCGGAGGCGAGATTGGCAGACATCCTCACTATTATGGATTCTCGCACTTTTCCAAAGAGAGAATCTGAAAAAATAGTAGGAGGTCCGGGCAGGTTAAGAGTGTTGGTAAATACTCAAAGAGTGAGAGTTGAGTATAAATCTAATGGGAGAAGCTATTACAATGCTTCGGATGTGTTGAGCTTTGCAAAAGTAAGAAAGGGAAAGAACAATGAAAAGAAGAATCATTATAAACGTGCTACTGCTTAACGTATTGGCACTACCATGTTTATTGATGTTTAATGATGTAGACTCGGTAACGGGAGACTGGAATTATGGTATAAACCTTTTTGGCCTTGTGTATTCGTATTGGTTTTATCACAATGTCCTGAAAAAGGTGTTCAAGATATAGACCTCAGCGGAGGAAGTGTTTCACACATAATTAGATTGATTTAGAATTAGACATGGGAGTTGTCTCTACTCGTGAGAGCAGGGACAGACACGGGCAATTAGCTCAGCTTGGTAGAGCGGTACATGTAGTTAGTATTGGTAATTTGTCATGGTATTGTTTAAAGGTTTCATGTACAGGTCGCGGCGTTCAAATCCCGCATTGTCCACAAGCTTTTTATTGTTTAATCTATAATTCCGTTGTAAAGGACAACGTGAGGTGAGAGTCCTCATTTAAGTTTTTATTTTGCTTTTGTTTTAAGTGACTATCCCGGTGTGGCTTGACCGCCTATCCGGGAGCAACTTTATTGACCTGCCTGCCCAGTCTGTGAAGATATGGTAGGCAAATATGGGCGTTCGGTGTAATGGCTAACACAACTCATTTGAGGAGATTGGCGGTTCGAGTCCGTCAACGTCCACAATCCAAGAGAGGGTTATTTAGTAGTTTTGTCGTGTTTTATTTTTTGTTTGTGTTTCAAGGTGAACGGTTTGTGAAAATAGTTCACCTATTCTGGGAACGTAGCTCAGTGGATAGAGCACCGTGTGTGGTGGAAGGTTGAGAGTTCGATTCTCTCAAGTAGATTCTTAGCTTAATGGGAGAGCACCACAAGCGGCGGTCGGTGGTTCGAATCCATCCGTTTCTACAAGCCTTTATGAGAGAAAATCCGCTTTTAGTCCGAGAGTAGGGCGAAGATAGCGCAGGGAATCATCCGCGCAGCATCGGTTAGCCGTTGACTCTATCTGAAAGGTAATGCGAAATCGGATAGGATTAGGAGTATTTGTCGTTTGCGCCCCGGAGAATACGCTTCGGGGCTTTCCTTTGGCTATTTTTTTATTAACCACTTTAATATTTTCTATTATGGGACTTATCAAAAGACCTAACGAGCTGACCGTTAAGACTACCTTGTCAGCACTGATTTACGGCCAACCTGGCATGGGAAAAGCCCAACCACTGTATTGCAATATTCTAACGCCAACTGGATTCAAGAAGTTATCTGATTTATCCGTCGGCGATGAAGTTATGGGGCATGACGGAAAGGTGCAGAAAGTTCTTGGCATCTATCCGCAGGGGATAAGGCCGGTGTATCGGATTATGACTAATGATTCTGCAATAACCTATTGTGATGAAGAACATATATGGACAGTGAGGTCAAGTACAGGCAATAGCCGAAAGGCGGGATTCAAAAATGTGACTTTAAAGGAAATGATAGCGAAAGGTATCTCTTGTCCTTTGTCTCCTTCCAGACAATCAACAACAAGAAAGGCAATACCTCGTTATGAGATTCCCGTTGCAGAAGCTATGGATTATCCGGAAAAGGAGTATGAAGTAAACCCGTATATTTTGGGTGTTTTAATTGGTGACGGCTCTTTGACTGGCAACGTTGCTATGTTTTCCAATCCTGATATGGATAATCAAATATTGGAAGAAGTCAAGATGCTGTTACCAAGTGTATATTCTATTCGGAAGAATGAAGCTCCGCAGTGCCCACAATATAGTATTGTTCTTCGGGGTAATGGTGAAGGGTATATTCAGAAGATAAAACGTTTAGGATTGAACGTTCATTCCGGAGATAAGTTTATACCTTCTGAATACAAGCTCGGAAGTCGTGAGCAGAGATTGGCCTTGTTACGCGGGTTAATGGATACTGACGGGCATGCAAACAAGAATAGAGTCAGTTTCTCAACATCAAGCCGAATACTTGCGGATGATTTTGTTCATCTTGTCCTTTCCTTGGGGGGAATCGCTAAAGCAGTAGGTTATCCAAGAGAAGACAAGGGGATTGAATATAGAGTTACCGTTAACATGAGCGAATGCCCATTCACGTTAGAACGGAAGGCTGCGCAATGGAAACCTGTCACCCCGTCAAGATATATAATTGACGCAGAAAAGATAGAGGATTCTGAATGTGTTTGTATCAAAGTGTCGAATGAAGACGAACTGTATATAACAGATGACTTTATTGTAACACATAATACCACTCTTGCATTATCGGCTCCCAATCCGGTATTGTTCGATTATGACGGCGGTATTCACCGTGTCAATGCCGCCCATCGTGTACCGACCGTCCAGATTACAAGCTGGGACGAGACGAACCAGGTACTTTCGTCCGAAGAAATCAAGGAGTTTTCCACTATTGTGATTGATACTGCCGGAAAGATGCTTTCTTTTATGGATAAGGCGATTATGGCAGCGAATCCGAAGATGAAGAAAGCGGATGGTACCCTTTCCCTGCAGGGTTATGGAGTACGTAAGAACATGTTCATCAACTTCGTTAACCAAGTAACCCTCATGGGCAAGTCTGTTATCTTCGTGGCTCATGAACGGGAGGAGAAAGTAGGCGACGAAAAACAGATACGTCCGGAGATTGGTGGCTCATCTGCCGGTGATTTGATTAAGGAGTTGGATTTGGTTGGTTACATGGAAGCTATCGGTAAAGATAGAACTATTTCTTTTGACCCGTGCGAGAAGTTCTACGGCAAGAACACATGTAATCTTCCTTCTCGTATCAAGATACCCGTTATCATTGATGAGTCCGGTACCGTAACGGGTGAGAATGATTTCATGACGAAAATCATCAGTACTTATAAGGAGTATCAGACGAAGCAGACGGAACTATCTTCCGAATATGATGCGGTTCTTGATGCTATCCGTGACGCAGTGGAACAAGTGACTGATACACAATCTGCCAATTCTGTTCGGGAAGCTTTAGACACCATGACGCATATCTTTGACAGCAAGGTACGGGCAGGCATGATGCTCAATGAGAAGTGCAAGAGACTTGGCTTGAAGTTTAACAAACTCAGCAAAAGGTATGAACCAGCAGCCTAAATACAGATTCTACCCGTCACTGCTTGATAAATTCGAGCAGTATTTACGGGCTGATGAACAAGTAGAGAGCTTCTGGAATGTCGATAATGAAACGGGGGAATATAAGAAAAGTCCGGAAGTAATTGAAGCGGAGCTGAAGCAAAGCCTACTTGATGCGATAAACCGTGTCCCGTTTGAGAGTGAGGCAGCTGATAAAGGAACGGCCTTTAATGCTGTCATAGACTGCTATATCCACAAGAAAAAGCATATACCAAGCGAACGGGAGCCATACACCATTATCGGTGATGGAGAAACGAATACCATTCAGGTATATTTTCCTGCTACTGATATCGCGCCAGAGCGTAATTTCTTATTTGACCGTAGCTGGTGTATAGAGCAGTCGAAGTATTTTTCCGGTGCATTGTCCCAAGTCTTTGTGTCCGCAGTCATTCCCACTCGCTATGGTGATGTGGAGCTTTATGGGTATATAGATGAGCTCGTTCGTGATACTGTATATGATATCAAGACAACATCTAAGTATGATTTTGGCAAGTATGAACACGGCTGGCAGCGCCATGTATATCCTTACTGTCTGATTGCTTCCGGTCAGATGGAAAGCGTGAAAGCGTTTGAGTACACTGCCTATCAGATGAAGGGCGGTACCAGCCGGACGCCACTAATTAGCGGAACGCAATACCCGGAATACTACACTTATAACCATGAACAGACGATTAAGCTGCTTACGGCACACTGCGAGCATTTCATAGAGTTTTTGGAAGCAAACCGAGACATTATTGCTGATAAAAAAATCTTTGGATTAGAGTAATGGCACAAGAAGCAATTCTGGAAAAGGTCAACGGCGAGGTACACATAAGCAAGTCTTTTGACTTCATGTGTTCCCAGCTTCGTAATGGTCGGTATCGTGTAAAAATCGAAAGGTTCACAGAGCCAAGGACGCTGTCACAGAATGCGCTTATGTGGTTGTGGTTTACTTGTATTGAGCAGGAGACCGGGACGGACAAGCAGGATGTACACGATTACTATTGTAACCGCTTTCTCAGAAGGACTTCGTATTTCAGAGGAAAAGAAATGGTCATTGCCGGAAGCACATCGAAACTCAATACAGTACAGATGACTGACTTTCTAAATAAGGTTCAGGCCGATGCTGCTGCCGAACTGGGAATAACGCTCCCTCTTCCGGCTGACCGTTACTATAACGAATTTATCAACGAGTATAAAGACAGGAGGTAGAAATGAATATCACCAAAGCAAAAATCACGAAAGACAACACGCTTGTTGCCTCTTTCAAGAACGAGAATGAGGACAATGTAACCATTGAGGGAAAGAATCTTATCCATAAGGATTTGCGTGCAGCGTTTAACGAATTGATTCCTCACCTTGCTTTCCTCTGTGAGCAGAAAGAAGCTGATGGAAAGGACTCCATAGATGAACTGCCGGAAGAAATCTTCTCTACATTCGAGGTCACGGGCTACACAGTTAGCGGTTCGGATGACAATGAAGGTGTGGTATTGGTTGGAAAACGTTTTCTTAAAAGTAAGAAGGTGCTTAACCTTATAGCTCCATTTACCATGTTCAACAATGAGAACGAGGAATATAAGCATGCATTCGAACTGCAGCAGGCAATTGAGGCATGTAATTATGAGGTGGAACAGTATCTTACCGCTAAGAAATGGGCGGTAGTCCAGCAGGAACTTCCGTTCGATGGGGATATTCCTACGGACATTGCAGCCGACCCGGTGGGAGATGCTGCATTTGAAGAGGAAGCGAATGAGTTCCTTAAACAAGTGGTGGAACAGAGTGGCACTACTCTGACGATTGACGGGAAGAAAGTGAAGCCGAGAAACAAAAGTAAAAAAGTGAAGATTAAAGAGCCGGCAGCTTGATATGGCAGCACCTTTTTGTATCACCAAATATCCGGACGGCTTCAAACTGAAATTCATGTATCATCCGATGTTGGTTAAATGCGTGAACAATATTCCGTCAGTCAAGGCTAACGCAAAGAAAGCATATCTTTTCAATGAAAAGGCGTGGTGGGTTGACTTGGCTGATGAATGGTATGTTGATACAATGGCGAAATGGGCGGTACAGCAGGGATTCTGCGGTTCCGTACAACGGTCGGAGCAAAGAAAGGTCGATATGAGTTTTGACATTGCTCCGATGCCGCAGCTGACCGTTCCCCACGGATTGCTACTTGAACCGTACGATTACCAGAAGGAGGGCATAGCCTATGCTCTGGCCCATAAACGGTGTATCTTCGGTGACCAGCCGGGACTCGGTAAGACCTTGCAGGCAATAGGCACGGTGACGATTGCAAAATCCTATCCGTGCCTTGTTGTATGTCCGGCAGCACTTAAAATAAATTGGCAGCGTGAGTTCAAGAAATTTGCTGGAAAGCAGGCGCTAATCCTTGATGATAAGAACAAAAATACTTGGCAGCGCTTCATTGAAACCAAGTGTTGTGACATCTTCATCACTAACTACGAGAGCTTGAAAAAGTTCTTTGTATTGGATGTGAAGAATGATACGCGGTTTACGCTGAAATCAATCACCTTTGACCCACGTATAACCCTTTTCAAGTCTGTAATCATTGACGAGTCGCATAAGTGCAAGTCTACCAAGACCCAGCAGAGCAAGTTTGTTGAGGGCATTTGTAAAGGTAAGGATTTCATTCTTGAACTGACGGGAACACCGGTAGTGAATGACAATACTGACCTTATACAGCAACTCAAGATAATGGGACGGTTGGAGGATTTTGGAGGGTATAAGACATTCACCGAACGTTTCTGTAATGGGCCGAAGAAAGCCTCCAATCTGAAAGAACTGAACTGGCGCCTTTGGAATACCTGCTTCTTCCGGCGTGAAAAAGCTAAAGTGTTGACGCAGCTTCCAGACAAGACACGTCAGTATATTGAGATGGATATCACTACGCGGTTGGAGTATGAGAAAGCGGAAAGCGACCTCATACAATATCTGCGTGTCTACAAGAATGCGGATGATGAGAAGATAGCCAAGTCCATGAGGGGCGAGGTAATGGTTCGTATGGGCATTCTGAAAGCCATCTCTGCACGTGGGAAAATCAAGACGGCTGCCGAATTCATCCATGACGTGATAGACGGTGGAGAAAAACTGATTGTCTTTGCCTACCTAAAAGAAGTAGTGTTGGAACTGAAGAAGATGTTTCCCAAAGCTGTAACGGTTACGGGTGAGGATAACGCTACGCAGAAACAGATGGCTGTGGATGCTTTCCAGAACAATCCGGATTGTACGTTGATTATCCTTAACTACAAATCGGGCGGTACCGGGCTCACCTTGACTGCTTCCAGCCGTGTAGCCTTCATCGAGTTCCCATGGACTTTTTCTGACTGTGAGCAGGCGGAAGATAGGGCACACCGTAATGGGCAGAAGAATAACGTCAACTGTTACTATTTCCTTGGCAGGAATACCATTGATGAATACATGTATGGTGTTATCCAACGGAAGAAAGGCATAGCTAACGGTGTCACCGGAACGGACGATGTGGTTAAGGAGAATGTGGTAGATATGGCTATGGACTTATTCAAAGGTAAATTATGAGAAAAAGACAGACTACACCGCAATCGGAAAGTCAGATACAGCATAGCTGTCTGACTTGGTTCCGGATTCAATACCCGTCTTTGAGTCTTATGTTGTTCGCCGTTCCCAACGGAGGAAAGCGTGATGCCAGGACTGGAGCACAAATGAAGTACGAGGGAAGTGTAAGGGGTGTTTCCGATTTGATACTGCTTGTACCTAAGAAAGGATTTTCCGCTCTTTGCATCGAAATGAAGAGACCGAAAGGGAAACAAAGCGAGGAGCAGATAAGATGGCAGAGAGAGGCTGAAAAGTTCCGAAATAAATATGTGGTATGCCATTCTCTTACTGAGTTTATGAATGAAGTCAATTCTTACCTATTATGAACTATATTGAGCTAATAAAGAACTTCTGGTTGCAACATAACGCATATTCGCTAACTGTCACAGAAACCGCTTTGTATTTCTACCTGTTAGAAACTAACAACCTCTGTAGGTGGGCGAATACGTTTAACCGTAACAATGGTAAAGTTCTTGCAGACCTTAGCATAGCCTCTCTAAAGACTTTGTCAAATGCTCGGAATAGATTAAAACAAGTAGGATTGATTGACTTCAAAACGAAGAATGGAAGCCCGAATGTAGTGTACACCTTGGTAAAATTTACCGAGGTTGGTGCGCAGGTTGGTACCGAGGTTGGTGCGCAGGTTGGTACCGAGGTTGGTGCGCAGGTTGGTGCGCAGGTTGGTGCCGAGATAATAAAACATAAACATAAACAAAAACAGGTGGGTAATTCTGGCGAGTTATTCCCACCGGACCAACCTCCGAAAAAGAAACCTCCGAAACCCAAGGTAGAGTTCATTCCACCTACCGCCGAAGAAGTGCGGGAATATTTCCGGGATAAACTTCCCGATTGGGAACTGCAAGCGGATATTTTCTACAATCACTTTTCCGGTCTCGGTTGGAAAACTGCTACCGGTGCCAAGGTGGAACGTTGGGACAGTCGGGCCAATCTTTGGATAATCGAGAAAAAACAACAGGACAATGGAAAAACAGAAAATCAAGCCCAAAGACAAAACAATCGGGATGCTGATAAGGCAGCAAAGGCAAGAAACCTCCTTGACGAATATGCAGCCATCGAACAGGGAAGTAATGCTATCAGCCATCAAGGAGAAATACCCGACCTTTAGTAAGGCTTCTGCCGTATATTCGACATCACTCCAACCGCTACTTCTTGCCGATATTGAGAAAGCATACAGTGAGAAGTCCCCCACGCTGTCAGACCTTGAACGGATGTACGGATATGGTTCCTCGTCTCTGTGGGTAAAGACGCAGTTACTGACCATTGATTTTGCTTCTTCCACGAAGGAGGGGGCCGATGAAAATGCCTTGAATGAGTTCTCTGGGCTGTTCGTTGGTCAGTATCACTACATTAAACTGACGGAGTTTATCTTGTTTGTAGCACGGTTCAAGTTGGGCAGATACGGGAAATTCTACGGTTACTTCGACACGATAACCGTTGGCGAAGCATTTCGGAAATTTCTTCGGGAACGGTCAGATGAACTGGATATTATCATTCGTCGACGCAATAACCAAGCTTTGGAGGAACAACAAGCTCCGGTAAAACGGAATCACCAACCGCCCGACGACTTACGGGCAAAACTGAATTTGAAATGAAAGAGACCAAACTGATAGCGACTATTCTGTCAATCCTGGCAGTATATGCCGCTTTTTATTTTGTCTGCTACTGGATAGCGGACTATTGTTTAAGGAGTTATTTGTAACGCAATTATGGAAAACAAAACTTTCAAGGACGTAATCAAGAATCATCTTGACGTGTAGATACTAATTGAAAAGTGCACCGTATTTTAATTGAAAAGAGCTCCATCCATACTTGTTACAAAATTACATAT